TCTTGCCTTCGGCTTGCGTCATCTCGCACGGTGACTGAGGCGGCAGCGGCTTGCGCTGATTCATGCCAGTCACCTTCTCGTAGTCCTCGAAGCATTCAGCCGAGTGCAGGTTGGGGTTGGTGCTGCCACAGTTGCGTCCGGCGCAGGGTTGCATTTGTGGCTGTGGGGCGGCGTAGAGGGCAGCGATTCTCCGCGCCAGTTCACGGCGGCTGCGCTTACCACCGCCCTCGTCCCATTGAATGATGGTTTCGTAGACAGTTTCCAAAGCCACAGGCTGCCCCTCCAACTCGGCTATGCGCTTCGCCATGCGCTGCTGTTCCTCCACCATCACAGCCATCGCGTCCCAGTCAGGGTTAAACTCGTTTGGCTGCGCCAGCCTCTTGCGCAGAACAATGATGGCTCGGTGTTGCCTATTAAGTTGTTCGTGATCGCCATAGTCCTCGATCACCGGCAAGTTCCACTCCAGCGCATCCAGCGCCTGTTGCAATAAAGCTCGGTCAGTCATTTCTGCTCCTTGTTCGGCCACTCAGCCCAGTACATCGGTGTGCCCACCGCATCTTCAATATCGCCAACGGTGACCACAAAGTCACGGGCGGTTAGTTGAATGCGCTCTGGCTGCGCCAGCCTCTCGCGCAGGGCGGCGATGGCATCCACCGTGTAGCCTTTCTGCATGTGCGGATACTGCTTGGCGTGAAGTTCCAGCGCCTCCAGCGCCTGCTGCATCAGTTCGCGGTCAGTCATGCCAGCGACCTCCATTTACTTTTAGGCTCGTTTGCCCGTTCGACATAAAAATGAATTAGGAAATTAAAAATCTGCACGTAAGTCATGTTGATGCCGGTGTCGCGCTTGATGCGCTCGCGGATCAAGTCAATGTCCTTGGTCACCGGCACCGTGATGCGCTTGGTCTTGGGGTCAATCATGGCTTCACCTCGGTAGCGGTGTGCAGATAGGCGTTCAAGCGCTTAATCTTGGCCTCGTAGTACTTGCACATTGAGTCAGCGTACTCACGGCTGCTCTGCACCTCCAGCAGCCTGCGCTTGGAGTCTTCCAACTCCTTGAGTGCCAGCGCCTCGGCACTGGGCACCTTGTACAGTGACTTCACAAACTCGATGGTGTCTTTCAGCATTACAGTTACTCCTTTGGTGGTTGGTGTGACACAGTGTACCACAGGTCATGCGCCCTTTGTCAAGCGGTATTGTTTGACTGCGTTGCGAAGCCCTGCCTGTGTTGTGGCCTTGTCATCAAGGGCCAGTGCCTGCGCCTGATCCAGCGTGTCTTGCATCAGGATGCGGTGGCAGATCACCGGCACCCCTTGGCCCTGGCGGCGCACTCGGGCGTTGAATTGCTCGTACAGGTCCAGGCTCCAGTTCAGCCCGTACCAGACGAGGATGTGACCGTTCTTCTGCAACCCGTCGATACCGTGGCCCATGCTGGCCGGGTGGCCGATCATCAGGGCGCAGTCGCCCGTCTTCCACCTGTGCATCGCATTGGTCAGCGACACCTCGCTCTTACACTCGGTCAGGTTGATCGGGTCAAGGTGCTTGAACTTGTCCATGATCCGCTGGGCGTCTGACCTGTAGGCATAGGCGCACAGCACCGGGCTGCCCTGGGCCTCGTCAAGAATGTCTTCAAGCGCCTCCAGCTTCAAGTCATGCACCGGCTCCCACAGCGGCATCCCGGCCACCGGGTAGATCGCACCGTTGGCGAACTGGAGGCACTTGTTGGTCAGCGACGCTTGGTTGAACATCTCGACCTCCTTGCCGCTGTCGAGTTGCAGGAAGAACTCGCGCTCCATCTTGTCGTACTTGGCCCGCAGGTCGTCGGGCATCTCGATCTCGATGTTGTTGACCATGAGGTCAGGCAGCGGGTTGTAGTCCTCGGCGCTCATCTCCAGCGTGATGTCACCGATCAGCTTCTTGATGGTGTCCTCGGTGTCTTCGTAGGGCACCTCCTTGTACGGTCCCACCTTGCGGTAGAACCGGGTGCGGAAAGCTGTCTTGCTGGTGCCCAGGCGCTCACCCCTGTCCACTACGAGAAACTGGCCGTGGAGGTCTTTGTAGCCGTTGCTGGCAGGGGTGCCGGTCAAGCCCGTTGTCCAGTCGAACTTGTCGGCGATCTTGCGAAACGCCTTGACCCGGTTCGTGCTGGAGTTTTTCATCTTGCTGATCTCGTCCCAGATGATGCCGTTGAACGGCAGCGGGCGATCCTTCTTGACAAAGTAGGTCTGGAGTGTCTCGGCCAGCCAGCCCAAGTTCTCGTAGTTGATCAGGTACACATCGGCAGGACGCAGCAGGGCGCGGGTGCGCTGATCCTTGGTGCCCGTGACCATGCTGAACTTCAGGTGCTTGGTCTGTTCCCACTTCACTGCCTCCTGGCGCCACACCAGTCGGATGACCCGGATCGGGGCGACGATGATCACGCCCCGCAGGAAGCCCGTGCGTAGCAGATGCGCGAGGCTGGTCAGCGTGATGACGGTCTTGCCCAGGCCCATGTCCAGCCACAGCATCGAGTGTGGATGGGTGCATTGGAAGTTGACAGCCTTTTGCTGGTAGCCGTGGAGCAAGTCAGGTGTCAGCATACACCACCGGAATAGTCATGCGAATCTCTGTACCGCTGTGTTCAAAGCAGAGAGTGTTACCAGAGATGCGAACACGAATGAGGTGTTTTTCGTCCCAACTTAATCCAAACATTGCAATGGCGTCTTTAAGTTTTTCGTAGAGCAAGTCAGCATTCATGTCAAAACTCCAAACGTGTCAATAACCCACAGACCCGTGGTCACGTTGTCCACCACAAACACCTGAACACCGTGACCGCGCAGACGCTCATGCTCACGGTCCTGGGCAGGCGTGGGCTTCTGACCCTCGCGCTTGAACTCGATGAAGAATATCTTGCCATCGGGCCGCACAAACATTCGATCAGGTACAGCCATTCGATTGGGGCTGGTGAACTTGTAGACCAGCAGCCCGCGCTCCTTGGCGTAATCGCAGACCTTGGCTTCAATCTGTTTTTCGAGCACTGCGGTTCTCCAGTTGAATCAGCAACTCGATGTAGTGCTTGGCCTTCTCCAGATCGGCGATGCCGTTTTTCTTGCGCCAGCGGCTCACGTACTTGACCACGTTGCCCTCGAAGTACCCCAGCGCGTTGGCGTAGATGTACTCGACTGGCTGAATCGGCAGGTCTTTGTAGTGGTTGCCGTCAACCTGTTTGTCCAGTGCTGTCATTCTGTTCCACTCCTCAAGTTCTTCAGGAGTTACCTCGGTTGTCATGTTAGGTATTTTCATTTTCAAAACTTCCTGTCTTAAAGTTGTACACACGGCTGCGAATGTACGCAGACATCTCTGCATCCGTCATTCGCGTGGTCACTGGCGGCACATATGTGCTTGGTGGGTACTCAAACGGTCCAGTGTGGTTGTTCCATTCATCAGCAATCTGCTTGGCATGTCCCTCGCCAGTCACCACGGCACCGGGTTTGTCGGGGAACGTCAAGCAATTGAAACCGTTGACGTTCATGACACCCCACCAGTTCGGACCAACTTGCTCGGCGCGATATGGGCCGACAGCAAAGTATTTCGCAGGCACTGCCCTCAGGCTAGACCCAGACATAACTTCTCCACTTCTCTGACGTAGTATTCAAAATCCACGGGTGCCGTGGCGTCCTTGATGTCGTTGCAGACCTGCACACCCCAGCCACTCTCGACGCCGATCTTGCGCCATTCCTGCTTGCCCTTGAGCGGTGGCATCCACTTGAACAGGGGCTTGCCGCCCTTGGCGATGTAGTAGCGCGTGATGTTCTGCACCCGAGCCTCGCCCCACTGGAGGTAGCTCGACCTGGGCACCTTGGCGCGAAGCATGAAGTCCATGATGTCAGGCCATTGCTCCACTGTCTGCCTGATCGGCGCACCCTCGACCAGCACCTTCTCGGCCACCTTGGGGATCACAAGACCGCCAGCGTTCTGATGCCAGCCAGCCTTCCACTCGTAGGCGCCCTTGCGCTTGACGGAACCGTCCTCGTACTGCCCGATGTAGTTGTTGACATCCCGAATGAAGACGCGCTTGTAGACGGCTTCCTCAAGGTTCAGCCCGGTGCGGGTCTGCCACGCTGCGCGGGCCATGTCTACCAGCCACTTATTGGCCCTGGGCACCCGCACGGTCAGACCGTCGGTGTTGATTTGGATCAGGCGCAGACCGGGGATGTGCATCAGCCCCTCGGCCAGCAGGCACAGCAGCAGTTGCCCGTTGAGCGTGATGCTCATGGTGAACAGCGGATCGTAGAACACGCTGAACTGGTTGTTGCTGTCACCGTAAACGCCGTTGAGCGCCAGCTTCAACATGGCCGATTCAGCCGACTTCTTGGGGTACTGCTTGCGCTGCTCGAACAGGTGCTTGTAGATCGTGACGAAGGTCTTGCCCAGGTGCGCCGGGTAGAACCCGTTCGTTATCGCCAGATTAGGGTAGTAAGAAGTAACGTCAAGATCAACAATGACGCAATCATCGTCAGACTCGATGACCTCCGACTCCACTGAACCATGTATGCCACCAAGGCCAAACACAAAAGTGAAACCGCCAATGGTGGCAGTGAGATCATTGAAGACTCCTTTCGTTTCGGTAATGACCTGACCCTTGAGCCAGTCCAGCACCCGGTTGAACTCGGGCTGCTCGAACGCGATCCAAGGCAAGATGGCGTCCTTGAGTGCGATGGTCGGGCGCTTGGTCTGCCTGGGGGTGCGGCCACCTGAGCCGTAGTCGTAGCAGGAGACACCGGCCTCCTCCAGCTTCATGACGAAGTAGTCCTTGCCGATTTTGGTGTCGTTGTGGTTGATGAAGTCACGGTCGTACTTGAACGTCAACTCCTCGCGGAACTTGAGCATGTCGTAGGTGTGCTTGAAGAACGCCTTGGTCTGTGCGACATCGTGGGCGTTGTAGCGCTTGAGCACCTCGATCTGCTCCTGCGTGAGCGTGGTGCCTACCGGGAACGGCAGGTCTTCAATGTTGTCAGATCGCATGTTGAACTCCAGCACCTTCAGGCTGGTGGCGCGGGCCTTGTTGTCGAAGTGGTGAATCTTGAACAGGTCGATCTGCTCGACGAAGCGGTCAGACGGGTTGACTTGGTGTGTCCACTTGCTGTCGCCCTCGTCTTGTGAGCCGATGATCGCCATCGCCTTCTGGTACAGCGTGGGCGCGTCTGAGCGGCCCATGCGGATCAGCGTATGCAGGACGGGGTAGTCGAACCCCAGGTTATTGAACCCGACCATGCGGGCATTCGTATCCTTGAGATACTGGAGAAACGCGACGATCTCACGGCTGTCGTTGCGCCAGTCGCTGATTTCAAAAGCCCAGCGTAGCGGCGCTTCTGAATGCTCCACCGCCAGCGTGAAGACGTTGGGGTAGGTTTCGATGTCGTACACATAGTCGTTACTCATTACGGTTACTCAAAGGGGTGGGGTCAGGCGAGAGGACGGGGCTTTTGGTTGCCCTGCCCGGATGGTTACGGGTGCCCCGTCAGCAGGCCCGACCCCGAAACTTACTGGCTCATCATGAAAGGCGGCAGCGGCATGGCTGGCGCTGCGGCAGGGGCAGCACCGAACATACCAGCAGGCGCCTGGGCAACAGCGCCGAACAGGTTCGACGCATCGACTGCGCCCTCACCAAACGGCTTGTCGTCGCCAGCGAACTGGACAGCGATCAGGTCGGCGCGGATGCCGCGACCATGCTTGTTGTCTTGCAGCCAGGGCTTGACCGCAGCGTTGACCCGGCAGCCACCGTACATCTTGCGAGCCAGTGCCTGATAGGCCATCGTGTTGGCGGGGTCGATAGGCTGGCCGTCAGCCTGAATCATCTGCGGCTGCGAGTCGCGGCCAGCGGTGATGAACACATGCCCGGCGTAGCCGTCGTAGGGCTGGAAGGTCTTCTTGTTGACCTTCTCCTCGCCACGACCGTAGCAGCGGGTCTTGCGGTCGCCTTGGATCATGCCCATGACCGTGTTGGCGTGTTCCTTCCACTTCTCGACGGCCAGGGCGCCGTACTTCTGCATGAACTGCTGAAAGCCAGCATGGTCTTGAGCCATGATGAACTCGCAGTTGTAGCTGATGCGCTCCTTGCCGGTCTGCTCGTTGACTTGGCGCTGTGGCTCCGCGAGGTGCGGGAAAGACAGACGGACGTTACTCAGAAAAATGATGTCGGACATTACGGTTACTCCAGTTTAAGAAAGCCACGGGGGCAGGGTTTCGGCAGCGGGTGCTGCCTCGACTGCGCTGAACATCGGCGCAGCGTTGGTTACGACAGCCGGACGGCCATCGGATTCGGGGACGACGGTCAGCTTGCCAGCCATCTTGACGACGTACTCTTTCTCCATCGTCTTGAGTTGGCGGTCTGACAGTTGCATCTGCGTACCGTCGCGCTTCTCCCAGGTCAGCTTTTCAGCCTTGGCGGGAGTGACGAGTTTGGTTTCGTAGATCGCGGTCTTGGGGATGCCCATCTTGACCAGCTTCTCGGCCATCTGCTCCTCGGGCAGCGCCCAGGTGCGGGAGCCACGGCCATTGACCAGCTTTAAACCTGGGATCGACTGGCCCGCCTGCAAGCGGCGCAGGGCTTCGGCTTCTACACCTTCGAGGAGTTGACGCATGAGCGGTGCCGCCTCCATGATCTGCTTGATCTGGGCGTCATCCATCGTCGTGGGGTCTTTGTCAGCGCTTTGCTGCGCGACATCCATCGGGTTGATTACTGCGGGCTGGAACATGATTCCTACCTCCTTCATTACGTTACTGGCAAGGGCGGCGCAGGAGCCTTTGGCCTTGCAGAATTTACATTGACTGTCACCCGGCACAAGCGGCGCATCTGGTTGATCAGTGGCAGCGGCTTGCATCACGATTGTACCCAGGTTGCTCAACAAGTCACTGACTTTCACCTCATGCGAGGTGATGATCGGCATCCCCTTGAGTCCCAGCTTGGGCTGGATGATGGTCATGATCACGCGGCTGACCGGGTACGGCACGTTGATGGGCAGCTTGTAGCCTGCCAGCACCCCGTAGGCGTACTGCTCAAGCTGCACGTTGCCCTCGGCGCTCACCACGCCCATGCCGTCCTTGTAGTCGATGATCTCGATCCAGTCATCCCCGATGATCTGGCAGTCCACCGTGCCGCTCAAGTCCTTGCGGCCCAGCAGGTGCTCAGGGTCTACCTTCTGCTCAGACACGACCTTGAAGATGCCGCCCACTGACCGCTCGATGATGTAGTTGATCGCCAGCTTGACCCGATGTGCGCGGTCCTTGTCAACGACAAACTCACCCTCGTGGTCCGCAAACTTCTTACCGACCTGATCCAGCGGGTCAGACAGACCGTTCTTGATGCAGTGCTCCAGCAGCGTGTGACTGTGGGTGCCGTCAATCGCGGCAGGACCGCCCCCATCGTCGGGGTACTTGGCCTCCTCGCGGATCGAGCCTGGGCACACGGCCCAGCGATGCCGCTTGGAGGGCGACAGCTTGGCGTGGTCGCTCACTTCAGCGCCTCAACACCAGCGAACAGGGCGCCGTAGTGCTCAGGCTTGACATCGTTGATGTTGCCGTAGCCCATGCTGGTCAGCACAGTCTGAATCTGGGCACCCTTCTGAGGGCCGAGGGTCTTGTACGAGGTCATCACGTAGTCGATCAGCCCCTTGGGGTCACTGAACGGTGCGCCAGCAGGAGCGGCGGCCACGGGTGCGGGAGCCACGAAGCTGGGCGGTGCGGGCATCACGGGAGCCGGGGCTGCGGGGGCTGGTGCGGTAAAGGTCTGCGGTGCCGATGGTGCAGGCGCTGCAATCACCACGGGGGCGGCTGGCGCTGCTCCAGCTTCCAGCTTGGCAGTCAGGGCGACCACAGCAGCGGTCAGGGTTTCAATTTTGGCTTCGAGTGACATAAAGATTTTCCTTACGGTTTACGGGAGGGACAATGGAAAGGCGGTCTTCGAGAAACGCCTCTATGATTTCACGCAAGACAGTAGACGGCTGCCCGTACTTCTTGGCCTTGGCGTGAAACTTGGTGCGTGTACTGGCCGCAACTCGCACGGTCAGAAACACAGATTTGGATGTGCTCATCGGATAAATTCCTCATTCGATGCTTGCAATCGTATCACAGGTGCTGTACGATGTGCAACAGGTCAAGCGAAAAATTTTTGGAGCAGTCAATGACGAGCAGAAAAAGAAACGCCCCGGAGGTCAGCCGGGGCGTCAAGGCTATCAACAGGAGATGGTTGGCAACTGCATTCACCAACGGGGTCAGTGTATGACAAGTGCAGCCATCGTGCAATCACACCCCGCATCAGTTGACGCCTACATCCGACATGGCTGGAGCCTTGTACCCATCCCACCGGGCACCAAGGGGCCGCGCACCCCCGGCTGGAACCTCAAACAGAACGCCCTGAAGACCCAGGCCGACCTGCCTGCGGCCTACGGTATCGGCCTTGCCCATGCGTACAGCGGCACGATGGCCTTTGACATCGACAACTGGGACGCCACCATCGCCCAGGGCATTGACGTTCAGACACTCTACGACGCCCCCGATGCCGTGGTCATCCACAGCGGTCGGCCTGGGCACGGTAAGCTGCTCTACCAGATGCCGTTCGGCTTGTCCCTGCCCTCGAAGAAGGTCATCATCGACGGGCTAACCGTCTACGAGCTACGCTGCGCCACGGCCAACGGGTTGACGGTGCAGGACGTTCTGCCCCCGAGCATCCACCCCGACACCCGGCAGCCCTACCACTGGGCTGGTCGGGGCCACTGGACGCGCCTGCCTACGATACCGCAGAGCCTGCTGGACATCTGGCGGTCCCTGCTCACGCAGGACAAGGAGCGCACCATCACTACGGACGGCGTGGTCGATGCGTCATGGGAGGAGATCAGGCAGGCTGTCGAGGCGATCCCTGCCGACTGCTCACGCGAGGAGTGGGTCAACGTGGGCATGGCCCTGCACTGGGCAGGCACCCAGACAGACCAGCTTGACGCAGCCTTGAGCCTGTGGAACGAGTGGTCAGCCCAGTCCCAAGCCAAGTACCCCGGCGAGCGCGGCATCGCGGGTCAGTGGCTCAGTTTTAAGACCGACAAGGCCACAGCGGTCAAGCTGGGCACCCTGTTCCACATCGCCAAGCAGCACGGGTGGCAGCGGCCCACGCCTGATGCGGCAGCCCTGTTCAGTAAGGTAGACACCCCACCGATGGCCCCGGTCGATGTCATGCAGGGGCTGCGGCCACCGCCGCCCGAGATGGACATGAGCCTGTGGCCGTCGGTCTTGCAGACCCGTGCCAACGAGATCAGCGAAAGCGTGGGCTGCGACCCTTTGGTCCCTTTGTTCGCTGGGTTGAGCGCTGTCTGCGGGGTGGTTGACGCTCGGATCAGGCTCGAACTGATGCCAGGGTTCAGGGTGCCCCCGGTGCTCTGGCTCATGACCCTGGGCGATCCAGCCGACAAGAAGTCACCGGGCAGTCGCCCCATGCTCTCACCGATCAAGGACATCGAGGCCGAGGACCGGCCACGGTTTCAAAAAGAGATGCTCGACTGGGAGGGCAAGGAGGCGGCTTATGCCAGCGCCAAGAAGGCGTTTTTAGACTTCTCAGCCAGCCCCGACGCCCTGCTCGGGGGCCAGCCCCCAGCCGTGCCCGAGATGCCAGCGCAGCCCGTGCCGCTGAAGATCACCGTATCAGACATCACCAGTCAGAAGCTGGTGCGCTCGGCTGCTGACCGTCCCCGTGGCCTGCTGTGCTACCTCGACGAGATGAACTCATGGATTCGCAAGTTGACTGACAAGACCAGCGGCGAGGATCGGTCAGCGTGGGTGGTCAGCTACGAGGCAGAGCGTTACGAGATGGACCGCGTGGGTGCTGGCGCGATCCACTGCGACAACTTAGCCGTTTCGATCTACGGGAACATCCAGCCCCAAGTTTTCAAGCAAAACTTAGCCTCTCTCGCAGCGGATGGCCTGTTGCAAAGGTTTATACCAGCGATCCTGCGGGGCAGCAAGACGCGCCTGGGTAACCCGGTGCCCGAATACATGACGAGCGCCCAGTCATGGGAGAACACCCTGCGCCTTGTCTATGCCCTGCCCCCGCAGACGTACAGGTTGTCCCATGAAGCGTACACAGCCTATCGTGAGTTCCAAGCATGGTACGAGAGTGCCAAGCAGGACGAGAGGCTGCTCAATGCCTCATCCGAGTACATGACCGCCTTCGGCAAGCTGGAGGGCACAGCGGGGCGCCTGATCTTGCTGATGCACCTGATCGAGAACCCGTTCTCCCCATCCGTCGATGTAGCCATCGTGGATCGCGTGGTGGCTTTGATCAAGGGGTACGTGATCCCCGCGTTCCGCTACGCCCTGGGCGAGCTTGCCGGGGTGCTGGATGACTCGTTCGACCAGTGGATGACCGACTACATCATCCAAGTGAGCAGCGAGACTCAGATGGTCGATCTGCGGAGTCTGAAGCGCTCGGCCAGGAGGCGCCTGGAGGGCAAGACCGAGTGGCAGAAGGATCAGATGGTCTTGGATGCCATGTACACCTTGGAGAAGGCTGGCTGGGTAGTGCAGGTCGAGGAGAAGATGACCAAGCACCACGTGGTGTGGGCCATCAACCCGAGCATCGCCACCATGTTCAGGGATCACCGCGAGAAGGTCATCAAGGCCAAGCAGCGCCACGCCGACTACATCTACCGCTACGCCACGGCCAAAGGGTATGAGCGCAAGCTGGTCAAGGGATATGACCCCGAGACAATGGACTGATCGAATTGGCCCATCGTCTGGTTCAAAGCCTTAACCGGCTTGACGGCTGGTTCGATGCCTTAGTCAGCCCATTGTCTGGTTCAAAGCCTTAACCGGCCTGACGGCTGGTTCGATGCCTTAGTCAGACTTTTTGCGCGGCCTGCCCCCTTTGCGCCGGGGCGGCGGCGCCAGGGGCGCGGGCGGCGCGGTCAGGGGCGCCGGTTCCAGCGCTTCGAGCAGGGCGGGGGCGAGTGCTTCCAGGGCGCTTAGTACCCCCAGCAATCGGACGGCGGCGGCACTGGGTGCCCGTTGGCCCGCAGTCCATTTTCTGAGGGTGTACACGGGCACCCCCAGCAAGCCAGCGGCCCGGGTTTCACATAGCCCCCGGCGGGCAATCAGGGCTTGCAGGTCAATCGAGAATTGTTTGTCGGTCATATCAGGGTCCAAAGGAAAGCCCCCGGGGCTACCCGGGGGCGGGGGTTACTTTCGAAACAGCAGGGACAGAATAATCAGGATCAATCGGATCGCGCCCCCTATGAGGGCGACGATCAGGGCCAAGGCGGTCAATCGGGATCCCCCGGATAAGCCCGCTCATATCGGGCCGCATACACCTCATCTTTCAATTGCTCAATTTCAGCGGTCGCCCGCCCCAATGCCGCCTGTAGATCAGCGATCCGGGCCAATAGGCCCGCAGTGGTTACATCGCCCCGGGCATACGCGGCCCGCTCAAGTTCTTCGGTTGTCATAGTTCAGCCTTTCACAATTGGAATCACCCGGCGAGCTTTCGCATCGGTAACCCGGGCACGGGTTCCATGAGCACGGAACCCAATAATTACGCGCCGATCGGCCCGGGCGCAAAGCCCACAAGTGGCGCAGGAAACATCCTCACGGGTCTGAGCGGGGCAGACGATGATGGTCCGGCCCGCTGGGGTTTCGGTTTTCTCGGGGCAGTCAATCGGCACGATTGCGACCACCGGCAAGCCCGTTTCGGCCAGTGCATCGGCTTCGCCCGCGTCATCAGCGCTTAGGTTTACAGTGAAACCCCAGCGGGTAGCATGGCCCGCCCACTCGATAGCCTCGGGGCTTTTCTTGTGGGTGTAGGTAAACCCCCTGCGGCCCAAGTTAGCCCGGACGATTTCGCCCAGTGCAACCGGATCAACCGATTCCCCCGCCCCGGGCAGATCCCCGGCGACATTGTGGCGCCACAGTTGACCCTCAGGCAGTGCCACAATCGAGCGGGTAAGCGCTTCGAGCGGCCCGCCCCGCTGGGGCACTTTATCCCACTCAATCGGGTGTAAAAGTCTTCGGCATAGCAGTCTGCCCGGTAATGCGGGCACGATTGCGGGCAAGTGCCCCGCTCAGAGTAGGTTACGGGGATCGGGCCGGTTTTTCGGTTGCCGCTCTCGCGGATGAAGTGGTATTTCATGCGACCCCCTTGCAATCGATAGCGTATTGCACTTGTAGATCAAGCACATGGGCCGCGGCAGTCCATGCCGTATCATCGAATGCGACCCCCTCATAAATGGGCTTTTTCAATTCGGCAAACACTGTGGGCAAAAGGGTTTGCACTGCCCCGTCCCATTCGGCCCCATTTGCGAAGTGTTTGAGGGCTATTGATCGGGCCGCTTCGGTGCTTTGATCATTGAAAACGGCGAGGGCTACTTGCATCATGTCCATGATCAGACCCCCTTGCGGGCAGACACCCGGACGACATGGTAAGGCTCGCCGACAGTGGTGTGAGCAGCGATCAATTGGCGGGACGGCTCGAACCGGCGGGCTATGGTTTCCCAATCTACCCGCTCGCGCCCCGCGAGCAGGGAAACAGCGGCCCGGTGAGCAGTGCCCTCAATCGCGGGCATCCCCGAAGAAATCAAAAATTCTTTGATTGTCTCGCTCTCAGCGGTCAGATCCGCAGTCTGAGCCTTGATCTCGGCGAGCCGGTCTACAAGGGCGCCAAGGATTGAGGGGGTTTCGGATTTAGTCACGGTCTAGTCCTTTCAGGGTTACGGGTTACAGAGAAAACAGAAAAGCGATCAGGCACCAAAGGGCGACAGTGGCGACCACTGCCCCGCCCACAATGGCCCATTCAGGGGGCGGGGGGTTACGGCGGTTCAGATCGAAGTAGTACTGAGAATGGCGGTTCATGATCTAGTCCTTTCAGGGTTACGGGTTACAGAGTGCGGGGCTTGCGCCCCGCTGGGTTACAGAATCAGCAAATGAATTCAGGATGATCGGTTACGCCCCAGTCCTGCGCCACTGCGCGGATCGCATCGGCACTGCGGGCAGTGCGAGCGGCACGGATCAGAGCAGACAATGAGCGGGCGAGCATCCCGCTATCGGCACCAAGGGCGCGGTACTGGGTAAGCTTGCTGATTTCGCGGGTTTCTGACTTGTTCATGATTGCGGTCCTTTCAGGGTTACGGGTTACGGTGAGGTAAATGTAACCCACTGGGTTTGCCCTGTCAACCCCTGCGATTAAATAACCCACTAAACCCAGGGGGTAATGCTTTCCTGACCCGCTGGGTTAGCCGTTGGTCAGTGGTGACAATTGTTCCTTTTATCTCAGGGGGTCGGTTTCAAGGATTCCAGAAAATAAGTGCTGTTTCAAAAAGTCGTAAAATCGGGGGGTCGCCTGCGCGAAAGGCGCAAATGTCACAAACGCCCCAAAAAACCCACGGGGTCGCCCTGAATCGGTCTAAATCGGGGGTTTCCCGCCCCAGTGGGTCAATCTAGCCCCGCGATCCCCTGACCCGCTGGGTTTCCCCTGAATCCCTGACCCACCGGGTCAATTGACCCACTGTAACCCGCTGGGTGCCCCGCGATCCCCTGACCCGCTGGGTGCCGGATGCCGGGTGCCCCGCCCCGCTGGGTCGCCGGGTGCCGGGTGCCCCGCCCCGCTGGGTCGCCGGGTGCCGATTTGGCCGGGGTCCAGCGGGGGAGGGGGCGGGCGGGGGCCGAGCGACCCGGGGTGCTGGGCCGGGAGGCACCGCGAACAATTTTTTTATTTTTTCAAAAATCCCAGACACCACTAACCCAGCGGGTTCAATAATCCCCATTGACACGAATCCCAAAAGCCCAATACACTCCCATGCACTATGGAACAAGGCATCCCTCAATCCGTAGGCACGGCTGTCGCCAGTGAACAATCAATCGAACTGCCAAGCTGGCTGTCCGTGCCCGACCCCAAGCCACCGAAGCTCCCCCAGGAGTCGCGGGAGTTGCTGCACACCCAGTACGAGCAGATGTTCGAGCGAGTCATCGAACAGGTCTACCGGGGTCGCAGCCTGCGTGACCTTCTCGAAGATGACTACCGCATCGTGTCCTACGAGGACTTCCTGCGTTGGATCAAGCGTGATCCGATGCGCCATGAGCGGTTCAAGGAAGCGCAAGAATCGAGAACCGAGTTCATTGCAGGCGAGATCCTTGAGATTGCCGATGCCGAGGACAGCATCGAGGATGTGCAGCGATCCAAGCTCAAGATTGACACTCGCAAGTGGCTCATGGGCGCGTGGAACAAGAAGCGCTACGGTGAGGTCAAGCAGGTCGAGGTGGCAGGGTCTATCTCGATCACTGAGGCGTTGGCCCAGGCCCAGATGCGGATCGTTGAGGCTGAAGTGGTGGATGTCGAACCCAAACAACTGGAGCAGTGATGCAGCGACTCAGGTACAGCCCGGAGGAGGAGCAACTGCTCATGACGCAGTTGTGGTCCCCGCAGATCGCAGACAACCCGGAGACATTTGTCCTGTTCGCGTTCCCCTGGGGGCAGAAGAACACACCCCTCGAACGGTTCAAGGGACCGCGTAAGTGGCAGCGCGAGGTGCTGCGCGAGATTGCCGACTTCATCAAGATCAACCGGGGACGCATGAGCGGGCAGGAGATGATCGACGCCATGCGCCACGCAGTGTCGTCTGGCCGGGGTGTGGGCAAGTCTGCCCTGGTGTCGTGGCTGATCCTGTGGATGCTGTCAACTCGGATCGGATCGTCTGTCGTGGTGTCGGCCAACAGCGAGACACAGTTGAGGACGGTCACCTGGGGTGAGTTGACTAAGTGGGCCACCATGAGCATCAACGCCCACTGGTGGGAGCCGTCGGCCACCAAGCTGGCCCCCGCTGCGTGGCTGACCGACCTCGTCGAGCGTGATCTCAAGAAGGGCACCCGGTACTGGGGCGCCGAGGGTAAGCTCTGGTCCGAGGAGAACCCAGACGCCTACGCTGGTGTCCACAACATGGACGGCATGATGGTGATCTTCGACGAGGCCAGCGGTATCCCTGATTCGATCTGGTCCGTGGCGGCGGGCTTCTTTACCGAGAACATCTTGGATCGGTACTGGCTCGCGTTCTCCAACGGTCGGCGCAACACCGGGTACTTCTACGAGGCGGTGGACGGCAGTAAGCGGGACTTTTGGAGAAGTAAAAAGATCGACGCCAGGACCGTTGAGGGCACCGACAAGTCGATCTATGAGCAGATCATCGCTGAGTACGGTGAGGACAGCGACGAGGCGCGGGTTGAGGTCTACGGCGACTTTCCCAAGAGCGGCGATGACCAGTTTATCATGCCCTCGGTGGTCGATGACGCCATGAAGCGGCCCAAGCACAAGGACATGACAGCACCCATCGTCTTGGGTATCGACCCAGCCAGGGGCGGCATGGACTCGACCGTCATGGTGGTGCGCCAGGGGCGTGACATCGTGGCGATACGGCGGTTCAAGGGCGACGACACCATGACCACAGTGGGTAACATCATCGACATGATCGAGGAGTTCAAGCCGACCCTGACCGTCATCGACGAGGGCGGGCTTGGGTACGGGATACTTGACAGATTGACCGAGCAGCGGTACAAAGTCCGTGGGGTCAACTTTGGCTGGAAGGCCAAGAACCCGGTAATGTGGGGCAACAAGCGGGCCGAAATGTGGGGCGCGATGCGGGAATGGCTGAAAACGGCGGCACTTCCCCAGGACAGACAGCTAAAAACTGACCTGACCGGCCCCATGAAGAAGCCCAACTCGGCTGGGACCATCTACCTAGAGGGGAAAAAGGAAATGAAGGCTCGTGGACTGTCATCGCCCGACGCGGCAGACGCCCTGGCCGTCACTTTTGCGTTCCCCGTGGCCCATCGGGAGTACAATTCGCGTACCGATGTCCGTCGTCCAATGGGGATGCAGGGCATTTCAACCTCTTGGATGGGGGCTTAAATGGCGAAAAAAGGCGTGTCTCTAAGCGTTGGACGGGGCGAGAAGCTGCCCGTCAGCAAGGGCGCGGGCCTGACTGCCAAAGGCCGCGAGAAGTACAACGCCGCCACCGGCTCCAACCTCAAGCCCCCTGCTCCGAACCCCAAGACCAAGGCCGACGCTGGCCGCAAAGCCTCGTTCTGCGCCCGCATGGAGGGCGTTGTCAAGAACGCCAAGGGCGACGCCGAGCGGGCCAAAGCATCCCTCAAACGCTGGAAGTGCTAACATGAAAAAACCCGGTAGCCCAGGCTTGTATGCTGCAATCCACGCCAAGCGCGAGCGCATCAAAGAAGGCTCGGGCGAGAAGATGCGAAAACCCGGCACCAAAGGTGCGCCGACCAAACAAGACTTCGTGCAGTCGGCCAAGACAGCCAAGAAAGGCAAATGATGCCACTCGTCAAGTCCCCCAGCAAAGAAGCCTTCCGCAAAAATGTTGCGACGGAAGCCAAGACCAAGCCAATTAAACAAGCGGTGGCAATTGCCTACGCTGTAAAACGTGCAGCGGCCAAACCCGCGTCGAAAGGCAAAAAATGAGCAAACACCTCGAGCCCATCAGCAAACTCAACGCCCGCGAGCCGAAGATGTCCGGTGGCGGTATGCCCGACCGCAACAAAGAGACATACTCCAAGATGCCGGGTATGGGCTGCCACGGTAGCATCCCCAGCGGCACCAACGTCAAGGCGACGGTTGCCAAGGTTCTGAGCAAAATCAAATAAGCCATGCCGCAAGACTATTCAGGCGTTGTTGCCGCTGGCGCAGTCAGCGAGGGCGGCTCGGCCAAGGACAAGAGCGACGCCGATGTCCTTTCGACCGCTCGCAGCCGCCTGGATATGGCGATCTCCGCGCTGTCGGAGTCGCGTGAAGACGAACTTGACGACTTGCGGTTCTACGCTGGCTCGCCCGACAACCACTGGCAATGGCCCGCCGATGTGCTGGCTACCCGTGGCGCGGTGCAGGGCCAGACGATCAATGCTCGCCCGTGCCTGACCATCAACAAGCTGCCCCAGCACGTTCATCAGGTCACCAACGAGCAGCGCCTGAACCGCCCGCAGCCCAAGGTCATCCCGGTTGATGACAAGGCCGACGTCGAGGTGGCAGAAATTTTCAACGGCGTCATTCGGCACATCGAGTACATCTCCGACGCCGACGTAGCCTACGACACCGCCTGCGAGAACCAAGTCGCCTACGGCGAGGGTTACGTCCGTATCCTGACCGAGTACTGCGACGCAGACACGTTCAATCAGGACATCAAGATCGGGCGCATCAGGAACAGTTTCAGCGTCTACATGGACCCGCTGATCCAAGACCCGTGCGGCTCGGACGCCCGCTGGTGCTTCATCACCGAGGACATCCCGCGTGACGAGTACGAACGCCAGTTCCCCAACGCCTCGCCTCTGAGCACCTTGCAGACGTTGGGCGTTGGCGACCAGGGCTTCAGTCAGTGGATGAACGAGAACACGGTGCGGATCGCCGAGTACTTCTACATCGACCACACCAAAGAAACGCTGAACCTGTACCCCGGCAACCTGACCGCGTTCCAAGGATCGCCCGAGGACAAGATGCTGCGGATGCAGTTTGGCAAGCCCCTGCGCTCGCGTCAGTCTGACCGCAAGAAGGTCAAGTGGCTCAAGATCAACGGCTACGAGGTGCTGGAGCGGGCCGACTGGGCCGGCTCGCACATCCCGGTGATCCGCTGCGTGGGCAACGAGTTCGAGGTTGAGGGTCGTCTGTACGTCAGCGGCCTTGTGCGTAACGCCAAAGACGCGCAGCGCATGTACAACTACTGGACAAGCCAGGAAGCTGAGATGCTGGCGCTGGCCCCCAAGGCGCCGTTCATCGGCTACGGCGGGCAGTTCGAGGGTTACGAGATGCAGTGGAAGACTGCAAACACCCAGAACTGGCCGTATCTGGAGGTCAACCCAGACGTTACAGACGGCGCTGGCGCCGTTTTGCCGCTGCCCCAGCGGGCTGCCCCGCCCCTGCCCCAAACTGGTCTGATTCAGGCCAAAATGGGCGCTGCTGACGACATCAAGAGCGTCACCGGGCAGTACAACGCCTCGCTGGGTCAAACGTCCAACGAGCGCAGCGGCAAAGCCATCCTGGCTCGGCAAAAGGAGTCGGACACCGGCACCTACCACTACGTGGACAACTTTGGCCGCATGATCCGCTACGTCGGGCGCCAGTTGGTCGATCTGATCCCGAAGATTTACGACACCGAGCGCATCGCCAGAATCATCCAAGAAGACGGCGAGTCGGGCATGGTCAAGATCAACCCGATGCAGCAGGAGCCGGTCAAGAAGATCCGCAACGAGCAGGGCATCGTAATCGAGAAGGTCTACAACCCCGGCGTCGGCAAGTACGATGTGCGCGTCATCACCGGCCCAGGCTTTCAGACCAAGCGTCAGGAGTCGTTGGAGGCGATGGCTCAGTTGCTGCAAGGCAACCCGGACTTGTGGAAAGTCGCAGGCGACCTGTTCATCAAGAACATGGACTGGCCGGGTGCCCAAGAGATGGCGCAGCGCTTTGCCAAGGTCATCGACCCGGCCATCATCGGCGATGACGAGGACAACCCGGCGCTGGCTGCGGCCAAGCAACAGATCGAGGCGATGAACGCCGAGATGCAGCAGATGGCCGGGATGCTCCAGAACGTGCAGCAGTCGATGGAAGCCCGCGATCTCCAGATCAAGGAGTTCAAGGCTGACGTTGACGCTTACAATGCTGAAACCAAGCGGATCGCTGCGGTTCAGGCTGGCATGACCGAGCAGCAAATTCAAGACATTGCGATGGGCGTGGTGGCTGCGGCGATGGAAAGCAACGAGTTGGTGTCGCCAAGCGAGGCCCGCGAGATGCCTGAGATGCAGCCTGAGATGCCACCCCAGATGAACGAGGCACCAAATGAAATGCTGTGATTTTGTAGGCACACTGTTTCTGGCCCGAGATGTCACCCACTCGGTCCACCTGAACACGCGCAGCTTTTCCAAACACATGGCGCTCAACGAGTTCTACGACAACATCGTCGAGTTGGCCGACAAGTTTGCCGAAGCCTACCAGGGCAGGCACGGTCTGATCGGCCCCATCAGTTTGATGAGCGCCAAGAAGACCAGCAACGTGATTGAGTTTCTTGAGGACTCGCTGGCCGACATCGAGAAGATGCGCTACGACGTAGTGGACAAGTCCGACACCCCGTTGCAAAATATCATTGATGAAATCGTGGGGCAGTACCTCAGTACACTCTACAAACTGAAATTCTTGGCATAAGGAGCCAACATGGAACTGCTTAACCCGATGAGCAAAGCGGATTTTCCCGCTTATTCCGCAACGGCAGGTGCTACCGCTGGCAACACGACGGCCTGGGCACCCGGCCCGCAGGGCGTGTTGGTCTGGTGCGATCAAGCCTGCTACGTCGAGGTGGGCGTTGGGGCCACGGCTACCAGCGCCAGCACTCCGATTCCTCCTTTTACCCCGATCCCGTTTGTGGTGCCGCTCAACACGACCGGCGCCCCCTGGCGCGTCAGTGTGCTGCGAATCGGTAGCACCGATGGCACTGCGTACTGCAAACCCATCAACAAGCAATGAGCTTCTTCGGCCCTGATCTTCGCAACGCAGTTGCCATTGGCCTTGGTGGCATTGTTTCGTTGTTTTCGGGCCGCGCTAGTGAGCAAGCCCAAAGCAACCTTCTTTGCGAAAACGGCGACAACCTCATTCAAGAGGATAATGGCCTGATTTTGTTGGAATGACGTATGATTACCCAAGCTGACGTTTGTTCCGCGTTTGATTACAAAGACGGCGATTTGTACTGGAAAAATTCTGGTGCAAAAGTTGGCGGCTGCGTCAATCGTGGCGGGTACAAAGTTATGGGGTTTAAAAACAAAAATTATCTTATTCACAGAATTGTTTACCTCATGTTTCATGGCTATTTGCCTAAATTTATTGACCATGTGGACAACAACAGGGTAAACAACAAGTTGGAAAATTTGAGGCCCGCAAGCCCGTCGCAAAATTTGTGGAACGCAAGTCTGCGGCCAACAAACACGTCTGGTTGCAAAGGCGTAAGTTGGCACAAAAAAACCAAAAAATGGCAAGTTAAACTTAGCGTAGATCGTGTGTTAAAACACTTTGGGTATTTTGATGATCTTGAACTTGCTGATCTTGTAGCAATTGAAGCAAGAACTAAGTACCACGGTAAGTTTGCGCGTCACGCATAAAGGAATAAACACATGCCTACGGTATCGCTTTCAATTTTCGGCGGCGTCGGCGCTCAGTTTTTTGACAACAACGGCGTTCCGTTGGCTGGCGGCAAAATTTACACTTACGAGGCTGGCACATTAACACCGCTGGCTACGTACACGTCAAGCACAGGCAACACCGCGCACACTAATCCGATTGTGTTGGATTCGGCTGGCCGCGTACCTGGGGGCGAGATTTGGAACGCGCTGCGGCTGTACAAGTTTGTCCTCAAGACCAGCGCCGAGGTGTTGCTTGCCACCTATGACAACGTAGGCAGCAGCTTTAATGCAACGGCGATCATTGCCAACTTTACGGGCAATGGGTCTACGGTTGCGTTTACGTTGGCAAGCGCACCTGCGGGCGAAAACGCAACCAACATATACATTAACGGCGTGTACCAGCAAAAAAACACCTACAGCATCGCTGGTGTTGTTGTCACGTTCTCACAAGCGCCCCCGGTTACTTCGTCAATCGAAGTCAACTACGTCTAAGGATTCATCATGGCTGACCTCAAAATTTCTCAACTTACTGGCGCAAGCACTCCGTTGGCAGGCACCGAAGTGCTGCCAATCGTGCAGTCTGGCTCAACGGTTAAGGTCAGCGTTGCCAATTTGACCGCTGGCCGCGCAGTTGCGTCTGCCGGAGGCACGTTTTCAGACAACTTTGTCCAAGGCACCGCAGCCAAAGGCGTCAACTTCACCGCTAACACCCCCGCAGCGGGCATGACGAGCCAGTTGCTGAACTGGTACGAAGAAGGAACTTGGACGCCTGCTCTTTTGTTTGGGGGCGGTTCCACCGGCATAACATACTCGGTGCGAGAAGGTTTGTACACCCGCGCCGGTCGGCAAATAACTCTTACGGGCCGCATTCTTTTGACCAATAAAGGCTCAAGCACCGGCAACGTAACAGTGACCGGAGTGCCTTTTAGCGGCGGCACTAACTACCCAGCTCAAATTGTTGATGCTTCTGATGGATTTTTAGGGTTGACAATGCCTTTATATTTTGTGATTGCTGGAAATATTTTATATTTGAGTACACAGGGCGCTACAGGTCGAGCGTCAGTCACTAACACCAGTTTTACAAATACATCTGATCTACGGTTTAGCATGACTTATTTTGTGTAAGGAACGCTCATGTCTTTGACTAAAGTAACGTATTCAATGATTGACGGCGCACTAGTCAATGTGCTTGACTACGGCGCGGATAACACTGGCGCAACCAATAGCTCGGCGGCTATTCAGCTTGCTATTGATACCGGCAAATCTGTTGTTTTTCCCGAAGGAACATATCTTGCAAGCAACTTGACCCAATCGACAGCCGGTCAACGGTTTTATGGATCAGGAAACGTTGTCATTAGAAAAAACGCAAACGGTGTGTTGCTTACTGCTTCTGGCCGAGGCGTAATGTTTGAGGGCATCAAATTTGATGGAAATGTAGCGTTCACTGGCGATTGTGTCAAAACCACTGGCGACAACTGTGTTTTTACAAATTGCTCCATTTGGACGAAAAACGGTTTTGCTTTGCTGGCCGAGGGGAATGGAACTCGCATTTTAGGCACATCAGACATTTACTATTCCGATGACGCTGCTGGTTACGCCATCTGTCTTGGCAACACTTCTGCCGACACAAACTACAATCAGATTGTTGGCATTACCACATCAACTTCTGTTGGCGGTATTCTGCTTAGGCGCACCAGCGGCAGCGTAACGGCGTCCCAAGTTGGCGCGATCAACATGAATACGGGTGCGATGTATGTCGCAAATTGCCGCATCAACGGCAGCCTGAACATCCCCAAAGGTTTTGCCCAAGTTGACAATTGCACAATTACAGGTAACGTGACGATTGGCGACGGCGTAACCTCGATCTCCAACGTTGGCTTTGGCCCCAACGTTTTCATGCAAGCCGGAACGACTTTTACGCTAAACGCCCTTGTCAGAGAGTCCAGCATCCACACGGCTCAACTTACGAACGTGACTGTGGTTGACAACCTTACCGGCACTGTCGGGGATGTTGACAATTTCATCTTCAGCAAACCCACTTTGTACACGCCAACTTGGACAAGCAGCGGAACTGCCCCTGCGTTGGGTAATGGGTCTTTGACTGGTTCGTACATTCGCAACGGAAGAACAATAGTTGTAACTGTTGAATTGGCGCTGGGTTCGACTTCAACTACCGGCACTGGTGACTGGCGGTTTGCTTTGCCTTCAACGGCTCAAACAAACTATCTGGGTTCCGCAATAATGAGTGACTCGGGTGTTAACTTGTACGTTGGATCGGCTATAGCACTGCAAAGCCAAACTTACGCGGTTGTATCCGCAAACGCCGCCGGGGGAAACGTGGCGAGCACTGTGCCGTTTACTTGGGGAAACGCCGACTCGCTGAGATTTACTGTGCAGTACGAGTCGGTTTAATCTTGACAAGCGCCTTCTTAGCGCATAATCTGAGAACTGTACCGGCCCAGCAGACCGGGCGCTCTAACGAGTAACCTATGACTGAACAAGTCCAAGAAGCCTTAGCGGAAGTTGAATCCGCGCCAGCACCCGAGGTGACGGCCACCCCGGAGAATGCACAAAACGCGCCGGAAGTAGCTGAGAGTCAACCCGAGCAGACGCCCGAGGAGAAGAAATTCACCCAGGCTGAGATCGACGCGATGATCAGCAAGCGCCTTGCCAGAGAGCAGCGCAAATGGGAACGTGAGCAGCAGGCCAAAGTCACCCAACAGGTGATGAAGACGGAAGTCCCGCCCATCGACCAGTTCGAGTCCCCTGATGCCTACGCGGAAGCGCTGGCGGTCAGAAAGGCCGAAGAACTGCTCGCCCAGCGTGAGTTCCAGAAGCAGCAGGCTGCGATTGAGGAGGCTTACCACGAGCGTGAGGAAGAAGCCAGGGCCAAGTATGACGACTTCGAGCAAGTCGCCTACAACCCGCAGCTTCGAGTCACCGATGTGATGGCTGAGACAATCAAGGCGTCCGACATGGGTCCAGACCTTGCCTATTGGCTGGGGACGAACCCGAAGGAAGCTGATCGCATTTCCCGTCTGTCACCTCTTTTGCAGGCCCGTGAGATCGGGAAGATCGAGGCCAAACTGGCCGCAAGTCCTCCCACGAAACCAACTACGTCTGCACCTGCACCGATTTCGCCTGTGACTGCACGAACCAGCGGAAGCCCGTCCTACGACACGACTGACCCTCGCTCGACGAAGGCCATGAGTACCTCGGAGTGGATTGAAGCTGAACGTGCCCGGCAGATGAAGAAGCTGCAAGCGCAAATGAACCGCTAACTTTGAAAGGACCGCCGAAATGGCTAATAGCATTCTTACCATTGACATGATCACCCGGAAGTCTCTGGAAATTCTGGAGAACAACCTCGTGATCACCCGCAACGTGAACCGCCAGTACGACGACAGCTTCGCTGTTGAAGGTGCCAAGATCGGTTCGACCCTGCGTATCCGTCTGCCCGACCGCGCTCTGGTGACTGATGGCGCTGCCCTGCAAGTTCAGGACGACAACGAGCAGTTCACCACCCTGACTGTTTCTTCGCAGAAACACATCGGCGTGAACTTCACCTCTGCCGAACTGACCATGCAGTTGGACGACTTCGCAGAGCGTGTTCTGAAGCCTCGTATTAGCCAGTTGGCCTCCAGCATCGACGCTGACGTTGCCAACGCATACAAGGGTATCGGCAACACTGTTGGCACCCCTGGCACCACGCCCGCAACCTCGCTGGTTCTGCTGCAAGCCCAGCAGAAACTCAACGAGAACGCTGCTGTGATGTCGCCGCGCTACGCCACCGTCAACCCGGCTGCCAACGCTGGTCTGGTTGAAGGCATGAAAGGCCTGTTCAACCCGACCGACACCATCAGCAAGCAGTTCAAGAACGGCATGATGGGTATGGGTGTGTTGGGCTTCGACGAGATCAACATGTCTCAGTCGATCAAGCAGTTCACCACTGGCTCGCGTACCGCTACCGGCGGCTCGACCTCGGCTGCTGTGACCGCTGAAGGCGCTACCTCCATCGCCATCACCGGCGCTGGCGCCAACGCCACCGTCAAGCAAGGCGACGTGTTTACCGTGGCTGACTGCTTTGCCGTGAACCCGCAGACTCGTGAGTCCACCGGCTCGCTGTTCCAGTTCGTCGCTGCTGCTGACGTGACCCTGAACGGCTCTGGCGCTGGCACCATCACCGTGTCTCCGATGTACTCGGCCAACCATGCTCTGGCTACCGTGGACGTTCTGCCGCAAAACAGCAAGGCTGTTGTGTTCGTGGGCGCCGCTTCGAGCCAGTACGCTCAGAACTTGGTGTACCACAAGGACGCCATCACCTTCGCTACCGCCGACCTGCTCCTGCCCCAAGGCGTGGACATGGCCGCTCGCGCTGTCCATAACGGCATCAGCCTGCGCGTTGTTCGTCAGTACGACATCAACAACGACCGTATGCCCTGCCGTATCGACGTTCTGTACGGCTACA